GATTTACCGTCTAGGGGCTTCGATTTGATCGATTTAGCTGCTGAAATACTCCCAGATGGTCTTATGCCTTGGCAAAAGTTCGCGCTCGAGCATACCCACAAATACAAACCCGACGGTCGCTGGGCTACCCCTACAAATTGCGTGGTCGTAGCTCGGCAGAATGGCAAGTCATTTTTACAGCAAATCCGTATTTTAGGTGGGCTATTCCTGTGGGACGAACCGCTACAAATTGGATCAGCTCACAGATTGGCTACTTCGCTAGAGCAATTTCGCCAGCTGGTCAACCTAATCGAAAGCTCGGAAATGCTTTCCAAGCGCGTACAGCGTATTCGCTGGTCTCATGGCTCAGAGGAAATGGAAGTCAAGGGTACGACCGGGCAAATTAACCGATTCATTGTTAAGGCTGGCGGCTCAGCTGCTCGAGGCGTTAGCGCGCCATCGGCAATCCACTTAGACGAGCTTCGAGAGATGAAAGATTTAGAATCTTACGCGTCGCTTCGATATACCTTAATGGCTGCTAAGAATCCTATGATTATGAGCTACACAAACGCGGGCGATTCTCATTCAGTCGTTCTTAATGCGTTTCGAGAGCGTGGGCTTGCTGCTGCTGCTGGAGCGGACGACGATATTGGATATTTTGAATGGAGCGCACCCACAGACGACATACAGCTTGAGTCAAATTGGCTCGCAGCTAATCCCGCGATCGGTCACACGATTAACATCGACAATATTCAGGCGGTTTTAAACGATCCGCCCGAAGTCGTACAAACCGAAGTCTTATGCCGCTGGGTACAGACGATCAGTAGCATTATCGGAGCGAACGAGTGGAATAATTGCCACGACGAATCGGTCGATCTGGATCCTGAGAAGCTGACATGGCTTGCGCTGGACATTTCACCAGATCGCAAATTCTGCGCGTTAGTCGGAGCTCAGAAATTAGGCGACGAACGTTTCGTCGTAAAGCTACTCCACACTTGGGAGAATTCCGTACAGCTCGACGATCGAGAGATCGCAAATGAAGCTGCCAAATATTGTCGGAAGTATCCGCTAGAGTATTTGCTGTATTCGCGGCGCACTAGCGGCGCGGTAGCGGCTAGATTTCAGCCAGCGGGTATCCCGATTTTTGACATGGACTCGGTTTACCCACAAAGCTGCGATGAGCTGCTGGGTGCGATCAACTCCGGGCGGCTACGCCATCGAGGGCAAAGCGATCTAACTAAACAGATTCTTTCGGCTGTCCAATTAAAGCGCGGTGATGGTGGCTGGGTAATCGGACGTCGAGCTTCGCAAGCTGCGGTCTGCGCGGCGGTAGCGACTGCGTTAGTAACGCACTTCGCGACACGCCCAGAGATGGACTTCGATATTATGACGGGCTAGTGCTATAAGCCTGACACAATTCGCGCATGGGTATTCGTGATTTATTTGCGTCTAAGGTCGAAGCCGTAGCGCCGTCTCAAAATTCTGATATTGAGGCTTCGGTTTCACCTGTATTCGCATTAGATTCGATTTATACCTTTAACGGTGGCGCTACTCAGGCTACGCGCGAGGAAGCGATGAGTGTTCCTACGATCGCACGTGGTCGCGGGATCATCTGTTCGTCTATTGCTTCGATCGGATTACAGCTCCGGGATAATACGACGGGGCTTGAAGTGCCAGCGCCCCGCGTAATACGTGATCCCGATCCACGCGTACCGGGTAGCGCAACATATGTCTGGACAGCTGAGGATTTATTATTTTACGGTTATGCCTATTGGCAAATTACAGAACTATTCGCCGACACAATGCGAATTCGCTCCGTTCAGCGAATCGTGCCAACACGCGTCGGCGTATTTTTAAACAATAACGGAACGGAAGTTCTGTATTACACGATCGACGGAAAACAAATACCTGATTCTGGCGTCGGGTCGTTAATTGTATTTTATGGAAATGATGAAGGATTATTAAATCGCGCTGGTCGCACAATTCGCACAGGTGCGGAGCTAGAACGCGCAGCTGCTAACTATGCTCGCGAGCCAGTTCCGTCAATGGTTTTAAAATCAAACGGCACAGCGTTACCAGCTGATCGAATCGCAAAACTCTTAGAGTCATGGGGCGTTGCTCGACGTAATCGCTCGACTGCGTTTCTAAATGCGGACGTTGAATTACAAACAGTCGGATTTGATCCTGAGAAGTTACAGCTCGCGGCAGCCCGTTCGTACATCGCAACAGAATTAGCTCGCGCTATTGGTATTCCAGCATTTTACGTTGACGCCGAAACTGGATCGAGCATGACTTACTCAAACGCAAACGTTACTCGCAAAACGTTGCTTGATTTCTCGCTAATTCCGTTAATGACTTCGATTTCCACTCGTTTATCTATGCCGGACTTCGTTCCGTCAACGCAATCAGTTCATTTCCGACTCGAGGATTATTTGCGTGGAAGTGAAGCCGAACGCGTAGCAATTTACAAAACATTATTTGAAATCGGCGCAATCAGCGTTGATGAAATCCGACAAGCTGAGGACATGATCAAATGAAACTAAACATGCCGCTAACAATTACGTCAGCCGATAGCGAATCTCGCACAATTACCGGACGCGTCGTAACATGGAACGAAACTGGATCGACGTCCGCTGGACTTACGACCTTTAAGCCAGAATCTATCGCGACTAAGAATGTGAAGCTATTGCTAGAACATGATCGCACTCGACCAATCGGCAAGGTTTTATCTATGACCGCAACCGAACAGGGAATCGACGCGACATTTAAGATCGCGGAGACAACAGCGGGCAACGACGCATTAGTAGAGGCTGCGACTGGTCTCCGCGATGGTTTTAGCGTAGGCGTTAAAGTTAACGCGCATGATTTCGTTGATGGCGTGTTAGTCGTCGCAAAGGGCTCTCTCGATGAGGTCAGCCTTGTCAGCGAGCCAGCCATCGACAGCGCGCGCGTTTCTAGCGTAGCTGCGAGTCAAGATGGCAGCGACGATGAGGACGACGAGGACAAAGAGGAAATGAAAGCAACAGATGAGAATTCTGATTCCGTAGATGAGGAAACAGAGGAAACAAATCCAACAACAGAAGGAGACGAAGTGTCAGACACTACCGAAACCGTCGCAACTGCCGAAACGGTAGAAGCGTCGAAGCACGTTCCAATGGCGTACACCGCGCCACGTTCACCGATCGTGGATAAGGTTTCTTATCTACAATATTCACTAAAGGCTTCAGTCCTACACGATGAGGACGCTCGCCAATATGTAAAGGCTGCTGATAACACAACATCAACAGCACCGGGCATGGTTCCAACACCACAGAGCCGCACAGTTATCAATGCCTTAGCAAATGCTGATCGTGGCATGATCGACGCACTATCACGCGAAGCTCTTAGCGCAACAGGTATGACTTTCGAATTGCCAAAGGTCACAGCTGTTCCAACCGTCGCAAACATCGCTGAAAATGGCGCTGTTACAGAATCAAACCTAAGCGCAACATACATTTCAGTACCAGTTCAAAGCTTTAAAGGTCGCGCAATTTCAACAATCGAACTCATCGATCGTTCAGACCCAAGCTACCTAACAGCGTTGCTTCAAAATCTGGAATTTGCTTACGCAAAAGTTACAGATGAGTTTGCTGTCGGAACTATTGCTGGCGCTGGTCAACAGACAGGCGTTAACGCTAACTCAGCTACCGGATTCCTTGCGTACACATCACAAGCTGCGGGCGCTGTTTATTCATCATCACTCGGATTTGCTCGTAACTTAGTAGTTAGCCCAGGACAATGGACTAACATCATGGGTTATAACGACAATGGCACACCGCTTTATAATGCGGCACAGCCAAGCAATCAGGCAGGAAACGTTCGCGGCGATTCACTTCGCGGCGTAGTTTCACCGGGTCTAAATCTATTCGTTTCACGTTCAATCGGAAACGCTGGTCCAACTACATCAGCTGGCGACTTCTCAATGGTTGTCGTTAACCCTGACGCATGGACATGGTACGAATCTCCACGTTTCGAGCTTCGCACAAATATTCAATCAGACGGAACAGTAGATATTCTTTACTACGGTTACGCCGCAATCGCTCCAAAGATTCCTTTCGGCGCTTGCTGGAATCAGACCTGAGATAACTAAGAAATAATCATCGGTCGTTTCGCTCCCGAGGCGACCGAGCAGAATCGAGAGAGGAACGCTAATGCCACAAATAGTTACAGCGCAAGAACTTCGCGACGTGCTAGGCGTTAGCGTTTCTCTTTACTCGGACGCATATCTTGATCTAATGATCGAAAGCGCCGAGGGCGCGATCTTGCCGTTGCTAACTGGTTATCAGTCAGCAATTACAGGAATCGAAGTGAAAGATGGCATGGCGTTTTATACGACTCAACGCATAAATTATTTTGTGCCCGGTCAAGCTGTAATTATTTCAGGCTGCGGAGCTGCGTTCGATCTAACCGTTACAGTTAACGATCATCAAATTGCGCCATACATATTCACAACAGCAACAGCAGCACCAGATCAAATATTTACACCTAAAATTCCAGCTGGTTTAGCCGTACTTAATGGCTCAACAGCTGACGATTTATATTCAGGCGTCGCGCCAGTAAAGTCGGCGCTCCTAGTCGTATCGGTCGAGGTCTTTCAGTCGATCACAGCTCCGGGCAATACTTCGGCACAGGTTGACTTCAATCCATCGCCTTTCGTGCTAGGTCGCTCATTACAAAATCGCGTAGTCGGTTTATTAGCTCCATTTATTGACGTCGAAACTATGGGTCAATAATGCCTACCAGTATTCAGGCTGACGTTCGTGCGCCACTAGCGACCGCTCTCGCTGGCGTAACGGCTTCGGTCTATGAATCAGTACCCGAGGCGGTTATTCCGCCCGCTGCGATCATCGTGCCGGGTACTCCGTATTTGGAGACGACGCTAATTAGCAGTTCGATCCAATTAAAAGTTAATTTTACAATCTCAGCCGCCGTCGCATATAACAATAACGCGGGCGCTCTCGATAATCTCGAGAAGTTAGTCATACAGATTCTCGCGGCTATTCCGTCGGGATATATCGTCGGCGACGTATCGCGTCCGTCGATTATTGCGTTAGGTTCGAGTAATTTACTTATTTCGGATATTGACGTGTCCACTTACTACAAGCAAGAAAACTAGGAGAACAAATGCCAACTACAATCGTTACAGGGCGCGATATAACTTTCACCATCGATGGTGCTACTTATGACGCACAAGCAACAGCCGCGACTCTTACAATCGAGTCAACTATCAACACTTACCAAACACTAGACGGTAAGGCTTATTTCACAACCGATTCTCAGGGTACTTTCGACGTCGAAATGCTTGCGGACTGGACAGCTGGCGGTTCATTATGTAATTCACTATGGACAGCAGCCGACACAGCTCCGAACACACCACTAGCGGTCGTGTTTACAGCTGCGAGCGGATCAGTCTTTAATTTTGACGTACAGCCAATCTTTCCGAGCGCTGGCGGCACAGCTCCAGACGCTCAGACAGTATCGCTTAGCTTTACTTGCGTGACCACACCAACACTATAGAAAAGAAATCGGGAGCATGAAACTACAAATCCATATCGAAACAAATGACGGAAAGACAGCAACCACGACAGCGCAACCGCCAGAGTTCGCTAAGTGGGAGCAAAAGACAGGTTATACAATTCAACAGGCTCAGGAAAAAATCGGAATTTCCGATCTAATGTTTCTAGCGTGGAACGCTTTAAAACGTGAGGCAGCGGGTAAGCCCGTTAAACCTTATGAAATTTGGTGCGAAACGGTGGTCGATATTACGGTCGGAGAAACCGAAGCCCCAAAAGCCACAGCCGAGGAAGCCTAAGCTACTTAATCGTAGAGCTGTCGATCGCGACAGGGATTCCGATGAGTGAGTGGGTGGACGCGGCGGACATATTGACAGCGCTCGAGATATTGGAGAAACGAAATGGCGGAAAGTAAGGAAGTCGTCCAGTACGACAAAGCCGAACTTCGCGCTATTACTGGAGCCTTTAAAGCGATGGACGATGAAGCCATCAGCCAAGCTAAAGAGCAATCGAGTGCGCTTGCCACTTATTTACAGGGCAAAATTACGTCCGCAGCTGGATCGCTTAATTCGGCGTCCGTAGCTGGTCGAATCGCTGAGGGTTCTAAGGTAAGTAAGTCATCTAAGATCGGCGAGATTTCTTTCGGATTTGCCGGACAAAAGTTTAGCGGTGGCGCAACGACTCGCGATTTATGGGGCGGCTCAGAGTTCGGATCAAATAAATATAAGCAATTTCCTATTTGGTCAGGATCAACCGGGCGAGGATCGACTGGCTATTTCATTTATCCAACGCTTCGAGCTGAGCAAAGTTATCTAATCGCTGAATGGGAAAAGGCGTTCACATCAATAGTTAAGAGGTTCGACTAATGGCTGACGGATCAAGAACGCTTAAGCTCTCGATATTAGCTGACGTCGATAATCTAAAAAAAGGCTTATCAGACGCGGGCACAGATACAGACACTTTCGGCGGTAAATTAAGCAGTTTCGGTGCTGCTGCTGGAGCTGCGTTCGCTGTAGCTGGCGCGGCAGCACTTGCCTATGCTGGCGCGTTGCTAGTCGATGGCGTTAAAGCTGCGATCGAGGACGAAGCCGCACAGGTAAAACTTGCCACCGCAATTAAAAACGTTACAACGGCAACAGACGCAACTATCGTTTCAGTCGAGTCATACATAACTAAAACAGCGCTTGCCGTAGGCGTAACCGACGACGAATTACGCCCATCATTTGCCCGTTTAGTTAAGAGTACGGGCGACGTCGAAGCAGCTATGAAGCTACAACAGGTAGCACTAGACGCGTCAGTCGGATCAGGAAAATCGCTTGAAACTACATCTAACTTAATTGCTAAAGCCTATGACGGCAATACCGCAGCGCTCGCAAAATTAGACATCGGCTTAACAGCTGCCGAACTTAAGACAATGAGTTTCGATGAAGCGATTGCCGCTGTAACAAAAACTTATGAAGGATCCGCTAACGCTGCGGCTGATACTTTTGCGGGAAAGATTGATCGATTAAAGATAGCATTCGATGAGGGTAAAGAATCAGTCGGAGCGTTCGTACTAGACGCAATTACTCCAATGGTCACTTTATTCGTCGATAAAGTTATCCCAACCATCAGCACACTAGCCACAGATATAGGCGAGGACTTACAGCCAGTTTTTGAATCATTAGGTACATTTTTTAAAGATACGTTTCTACCGGGCTTAACCGCGCTTTACGATTACATAAACAAATATGTTGTACCAATATTCAAAGCCACTTTAACACCAGTAATTCAAGGCGTTAAAAATATATTTACCGCAATCGGTACAGCTGTATCTGATAACACAGGATTTTTTAAGCTGTTAGGTGCTGGCTTAACCGCGTTTTTAGTATTGGCTAAACCTGTTGCGACGTTTATAGGTACAACTTTTAAACTGGCGTTTAGCGGAATCGCCCTAATTATTGATGGAGTTTCAGCAGCAATCGGGGTTTTAGTCGGATCAATTAACGGAATTATTACAGGTATCAACTTACTTATTTCAGGCTATAACATCGTAAACAATCTAAAGCCCGGTTCAAAAGATTTAGCGAAAATTCCTAAACTAGCTGCTGGCGGTATGGTTTCAGCAAATAAACCGTACATTGTGGGCGAAGTGGGCGCTGAGTTATTTGTGCCATCATCAAGCGGTCGCATAGTTCCAAATAACAAGCTAGGCAGCGGCGGCGGAAATATTTACATAAACGTATCTGGGGCAATCGACCAAGAGGGCACAGCTCGACAGATCGTTAACGTTCTAAATAACAGCTTCTATCGCGGCACAAATGGCGCTAATGCGCTGGCGTTCTAATGACAGTATTTAATCCAGTCTGGCGCGTAAAGATTCAGGGCGTCGAATATACAACTTACACGCTGGCGAATCTAACTATTTCAAGCGGTCGAAATAACATTTATCAACAGGCTCAGGCTGGGTATTGTAATTTAGAGCTGCTAAACCTGACCCAAGCCATCGTTAACATAAACATAAACGATTCAGTTTCGATCGAGCTACAAGATTCGACTAATACTTACGTGCCAATATTTGGTGGCACAGTCGTTGATTTCGGCGTTGAGATTATTACAGCTGGCAGCGTAGGCATAAATCAAGTATTAAAAATAACCGCGCTGGGTGCGCTAAGCCGATTACCTAAAGCTCTCACAGATGGCATATTGTCAAAGGATTTTGACGGCGATCAAATCTGGGAAGTCTTACAAGATTTATTATTAAACAACTGGGGCGAAGTTCCCGCAGCTGAACAATGGCAAGATTACAATCCGAGCGAAACGTGGGCGACAGCTGCTAACGTGGGATTAGGCGAGATTGATCGTCCGGGAAATTATGAGCTATCAGCTCGATCATCGGATCGCACCGACGTTTATTCGCTGGTTTCAGCTCTCGCAACGTCTGGGCTAGGTTACATTTATGAGGACGCAAGCGGGCTAATATCATATGCTGATTCGACTCACAGATCGATCGAGTTAGCCACTAATGGCTATACAGACTTAACAGCCAATCACGCGCTATTTAACGGGCTAAAGATTGAGACTCGAGCTGGCGACGTTCGAAATGACATTACCTTGAAATACAAGGCTAACGGTTCTAGTGAAGTAAGTGCTGAGGATATTCCGTCGATCGAGACTTACGGTCGTTTAGCCCAGATCATTAACACCACACTTCACAAAGCAACAGACGCTCAAGATCAAGCCGATTTTTACTTAACGCTACGAGCTACGCCTCAAGCGAACTTTACGTCGATCACTTACCAGCTCACAAACCCAGAGCTAGACGACCAAGATCGCGATTCGCTGATAAACGTATTTATGGGCTTACCACTACGAATCAGCGACTTACCGCCAAATATGGCGTCTGGAACGTTTCTAGGATTCGTCGAGGGCTGGTCGTTTAAGGCTGCCTATAATGAAATCGCCATAACGCTAAATCTTTCGCCACTAAGTTATTCATTACAAGCTATGAAGTGGCAAGACGTTTCCATCGCGGAATCGTGGAATACTATATCTGGGGCACTAACTTGGGAAACCGCGTTAGTCGTGGCATAAGGAGAATAAATGACAAACCCAACGAGCAACTTCGGCTGGCAAATGCCAACGCCGACGGATTTGGTAACTGATTTACCAGCTGATTTTGAAGTATTTGGTCAGGCGGTCGATACGTCGATGGCTGATCTCAAGGGCGGCACTACTGGTCAAATTCTGTCTAAAGCTACAAATGCCGATATGGATTTCACATGGATCACTAATGACGTCGGCGACATAACAGCTGTTAACGTAACTAGCCCGATTACAGGTGGCGGCAGCTCTGGCGCTGTCACTATTGCTATTCAGGACGCAACTACAAGCGTTAAGGGTGCGGTACAGCTAAGCGATTCAACATCGACAACTTCGAGCGTTCTTGCGTCAACTCCAACGGCTACAAAATCAGCTTACGATTTAGCGGCTTCGGCTTATGCTCCAGCCTTTACAAATAACTTATACGCTGGTAAGAATAAACTTATTAACGGTGACTTTAACATTTGGCAACGCGGAACAACATTCACTAACCCAGCAAATGGAACATTTACATCAGATAGATGGCGTTCTGGTTTTGAAACACTAGAACCAACTTCTTACGAAATTACTAGACAAACATTTACTCCGGGAAATCAACCAGTTTTTGGTTACAATTCTCAGTATTTTTTAAGAGGAATTTTAACAACAGTAGGCACTTGTACAAAAATAAGAATACAACAAAGAATTGAAAATGTTGAAACTTTTGCTAATACTACTATAACAGTTTCGTTTTATGCGAAATCTGATTCAAATAGAACTCAAACAGTAGGCATAGAACAATTATTTGGAAGTGGTGGGTCAAGTGCGGTTTTGATTACCGAACAAACAATTAACACGACGACCGCTTGGCAAAGATTCTCTTTACAATTCGCAGTTCCCAGTATTTCTGGCAAAACCATTGGCACAGGTTCATCGACTCAAATAACAATTAACCAAAATTTGACTAATGGTAATACTTTGGATATTTGGGGCGTACAAGCGGAAGCTGGCTCAACCGCAACACCTTTCCAAACCGCAAGCGGTTCGATCGGTGGAGAATTGGCGTTATGCCAACGTTATTACATTCGCACGTTATCAACTCAACTTTCGTCTAACTATGGTTTCGGATTAGGTAACTCAGCTACACAAACCTATTTCCAAGTTCAAATCCCAGAAATGAGAACAACTCCAACCGTTTTAGATTATTCAGCGCTTGAAGCAAGCGACGGAGCAAATAATACAGCTTTCACAAATCTAGTTATTAACTCAGGCAACTCGACAGCGCGTATTGCTTTTCTAATTGGAACACATAGTTCAGGAATTACACAGTATCGCCCGTACTTATTAAGAAATAACGCAAGCATTAGCGGCTATCTAGGACTAGGAGCGGAACTCTAATGGATAAGGTAACTTTTATCGAGATCGAATCTTTTGGACAAATTGAAACTCACGCAATTATTGAACATAAAAAAGGCGAGTTTACTTCAATGTCTAAAGCAACTTATGACGAAATGTTAACGGCAAATGACACTAACGAGCTATAACGGCTGGACGGCTTCCAAAGACCAAGCCGAAATTGGGATTAAGTCTTACGCGATACCGGGGACAAATCTGAAGATTCGCTGCGCGGAAGCTGTAGCACCGTTAATCGTCGGATTCTGTACGGAGTTTAACGAGCTAATCGAGCCGATCGACGGCGGTCAACTAGACGACTGGGGATACGCATTTCGCATGGTTCGCCAAGTACCGGACAAGTTAAGCAATCACTCAAGCGGTACAGCAATCGACCTAAACGCCCTAAAACACCCTTTAGGCAAACGTGGCACATTTCCAGCTGAGAAAGTTCCAATGCTTCGGGCGCTGGCTAAGAAATACGGTTTATTCTGGGGTGGCGATTACAAGAACAGAGCCGATGAACATCATTTTGAGATCAACGTAAGCCCAAAAAAAGTCCTAAAGCTAATCGAGGCTTTGGGGTTAGGAGAAAAGTAATGAAAGAGCTAAAGGCAATTCTGGCAAGTTATGGACGATCATCGCTCGCAGGAGCGTTAGCCGTTTACATGACAGGCGAAACCGATCCCAAGAAATTGGCTTATGGTTTGCTCGCTGGCGTTCTACCGCTTCTCATGCGTTACGCGAATCCTAATGACGTTACGTTCGGCGCGAAATCGAGTGAACGCTAACGACTGGGCTGCTATGGGCGTGGCTAT